AGTATAGAGGAACCCTCCCAGACCATTACCGCAAACAGGAAATGGCATTATCTGATGAATCCACAGTTCAACAGTGCTGGCGGCTCTGTTGATAGCCCCTGCTTCACATTAATAGCCCGCATGGATAAGATGCCGCCCTATCTGGTAGCAACAGAAAGCGGTCAGGTAGCGATTGAAATCTACAACAATGATAGTCCTATGACCGTGAAGATAAAGGAGTTCATGGCACTGTATGGCATAGTGGATATTAAAATGCGGATGCTTCGCATTCCGGAACTCAAAAAGATTATGGGATTCCCTGAAGATTATGTTTTAATAGGCACACAAGCTGACCAAAAGAAATTTATCGGGAATGCGGTGGAGGTTACACAAGCGAGAAAAAATACTGAAGCACTTTGTAAAGTATTGAAAAAGTTGAGATTGAAGAAATTAAAAGAAATAGCTTAATGGAAAATGGAAAACTTATATTAGATGCCTGCTGTGGCAGTAGAATGTTTTGGTTTAACAAACATAATCCTCTTGCCTTATTCGTTGATAAGAGATCAGAGATAGTAACAGCCAAGGATAGAGATAAGATCAGAACCATAGAGATAAGATCAGAACCATAGAGATAAGATCAGAACCATAGAGATAAGATCAGAACCATAGAGATAAAACCGGATATAATAGCAGATTTCACCCACTTGCCGTTTGAGGACAATTCTTTCTACATGGTGGTATTTGACCCACCTCATCTAAAAACACTTGGTGAAACCTCATGGATGGCTAAAAAGTACGGAAAACTGCCGAAAGACTGGCAGTCACTAATACACGATGGATTTACTGAGTGTATGCGCGTCTTGAAGCCTAACGGCACGCTTGTATTCAAATGGAACGAGAGTGAAATAAAAACAGTGGATGTATTGTCTGTTATCCCTTTTAAACCTCTATTTGGACATACCACTGGAAGGCAGAGCAAAACAATATGGATGTGCTTTATGAAACTGCCAATTAACGAATAACGGTACGGAAAGGAATAAAATGATAATAGCTTGGTTTAGTTGCGGTGTAACATCCGCAGTTGCTTGTAAGATTGCATTGAGCTTGTATAACGATGTACAACTCTATTATATCGAAACTGGTTTCGGGCATCCAGATAATGTCCGATTTATCTCAGATTGCGAGAGATGGTACGGGCAGCCAATTCATACCATTCGCAGCGATAAGTTTTTCAACGTAAAAGATGTACTGATTAAAAAACGGTACATCAATGGTCCTACTGGTGCAGCTTGCACATTCGAACTAAAGAAACAAGTCCGTTACAAGCTGGAGAAGGAACTTGGTTCTTGGGACGGTCAAGTTTGGGGATTCGACTTTGACCCGAAAGAAATCAATCGAGCTATCCGCTTTAAACAGCAATATCCTGATACAAAGCCGTTGTTCCCACTTATCGAGCGACAGATAACCAAAAAGGATGCAATGGGAATGCTTTGGAAGGCCGGCATTGAAATCCCAGCCATGTACAAGATGGGCTATAATAACAATAATTGTATCGGTTGCGTGAAAGGTGGCATGGGCTATTGGAATAAAATCCGGAAGGACTTTCCGGAAGTATTTGCTCGAATGGCGCAGATTGAGCGTGATGTTGGAGCTACCTGCCTAAAGGATAAAGACGGTCGTATCTTCCTTGATGAACTACCAACGTGGCGGGGTGACCCAGTAGAAGAGATTATACCGAATTGCTCGCTTATCTGCCAGATAGAGTTTCAAGAGATAATCGACAGACAGGTAGAACGAGTTTTAAAAGGAGAAAACAGTATTAATGATGTAACCTAATTAGCTTCAAACTGAACAGAAATGAATGATGGAGTTTATTTTGACCAAAATGGTAACGAGGTAATCGTAATCAATGGATTTGAATACTCACGAGAAGAATTTGATTCCCTTGTGGATATGTGTGGAGATTGCAATATGTAATAACAAAAGAAAGAAATGAGTAAAACAACAATTTATTATCTATTCCTAATAGCAATGTATATGCTGCTAGGATAGATGGAAAGGAGAAATATGGATAAAGATAAATTCAACAAAGCAATAGAAATCAACAATAAAATAGAGGAATACAAAGATCATAAGATGGCACTTGAAAATTCTAACATAAAATATGGTGGTGGATTGATATTTACATACAACAGAATGCACAATGATGTACCATTAAAGGAAGAAATTTTTGGTAAGAATTTCCTTCAGTGCTATATGTATGCTTTGGATAGTAAGATAAAAGAATTACAAAAAGAGTTTGACGAATTATGAAAAAAGATATGAAACAGACAGTAGAAGAAGCAGCAAAAAAATATTCCAATGATTGCAGAAACAGGCAGCTTCATTGTGAACCATACTGCATTGTTGACTTTATTTCTGGTGCCGAATGGCAGTCGAAGCAATCTCCTTGGATAAGCGTTAATGAACGGTTGCCGGAGCCAAACAAGCTTGTCCTTTGCAGAATGGTATCAAATGGAGCGATTGTTAGTGGCTATATCGTTGTTTCATCCGGGAGATCGCCATACGTTGCGACAGACGGAGGATTTGAATTTGAGGATTGGAACGGCTACGAGTGTGACATGTGGATGTACATCCCGTCTTTTGATGATATACTCGAATCCAACAGGGATGTACTTGAACGGATTAAGGAGAAAGGGGACTAATATGGAAAGGTACAGAATCATACGAGATGATAAGAAATTTGTGTAGGGAGATAATTAAGGAGGAAATTGTCGATAGGTTGTAAATTGATATAAGCCTTAAAAAGAAGGAGGAATAATTATGAGCATATTTACGTTAGAGGAAATGAATCAAGCGATCAATATGGCAGTTGACGAAACATCTAGAAAGGCAGTTGAAGTTCTTTCGTCTGTATTGGACAATTGGGTACATGGCGGTGATGCAGATTGTATCATTGCGGAGTTTGAGGAAAAGTTAAATGAAGCAATTAATGGATAAAAGATGATGGGTGTATAGATGAAAACCATGAAAGGAAATATATTTGACAAAATAAGAAAAGCATCTAATAAATACATAGAGTATATGATTGCTTGTGATGATATAGCCAAAGAAGCACAAAAACATATAGATTGGGATGATAATGTTTCATGTGAATATTATCCGTCTGATGGGATATGTATAATGATAGACGAGCATGTTTGTTATGCTAATACATTCTTTGACTTGGTAGAAGAATTAGAAAACGGTATGATTGATAGGAAAACGTATATGAGAAATTGTATTTGATTATGAAAGTAAAGAACGGAATAATAATAGACGGGATGCTGCATGAATCATCAGAAGGATTTTGTAATGAATGTTCCTTATGCCAGGAATGCTCTAATCTTTTAGATGATAACTATTGTGCCTTCCTCGATTTGGGAATAGGTCAGTGTTTTGTCAGTCGTGGCAAAATAACAGAGATTAAAACAGAGGAGGAAAAGAAATGAAACAGGTATTATCAATCGAACAGATACTGTATTTGAAGGAGCTTGGGCTGGATACAAGCGATGGAAGCATGTGTTTTGAGTGGAATCAATCAGATTCAGACAACATGGTTGTAACCTCTCTGGATGCCGATACGAATTACGACCATTCTCGTAAAACTTACACCTTACAGGACATTCTCGATAAGCTGCCTTGTTTTATTGGCAAAGAAGTGCTGACCATCCAAAAACTTGCAGATAGCTATACATGCTTGTATATGGAATATTATTCTAGATCTATTATAAAGATTACAGAGAGTAAAGAACTCATTGATGCAGCCTATGAAATGCTGTGCTGGTGCATCGAAAACGGATATGTTAAAGTTGGAAAGGAGGAATAACTATGGGATTTACAACACCGTGTTTTATACGCAAAAATACACAGGAACTTCGGAGAGGACTGGAAGAATTGGGGTATAACATACTTAATTCTGGTAATACAACATTAGATGAACATAATTATGACGGAAAGGGAAGTCATAAAAGTATCGAAGAAGGGAAAGCTATTATAACGTCTTATGGTAATTTATATGGAGTGATATATAATGTAGATACTGTCACTAAGAAAGGACGTATTGATTGCGGAATGAACGAGGAACTATTCCTGGCTATCGCTGCATTGAGGGATGATAGTAACTACATGCAGTGGTTTATAACAGATTCCATTCTTAGCGTTTCTTATGGCGATTCTATTGGTAACGATCATTATTTCATAGAGCCAAAAGGCATTATGTTCTTTTGGGATGAAAATTGGAATTATGCAACCATTATTTCAGGACGTTATCACAAGGCTACCGTAAACGAACTGATTGAACACTTTAAAGGAAAGGAGAACCAACCATGACCGAAGAACTTGTAACATTGGAAACAGCAAAGATGCTGAAAGAGAAAGGGTTTAATTGGAAGTGTGAACACACAATAAGTTGCGATAATATTATTAGAAGATACGACATTCCGCAAAGTATGTCATGTTGTACGGAAATAGATAACGAACCAGTTGAATTTTTGTGTCCAGTGTTGTATGTTGCCCAAAAGTGGCTTCGTGAAACTAAGAACCTGCATATCGAAATATCCTATATGTATGGAAATTATTGGACGTATGATATACTGACAATTCCGAGACATGACTTGATAGGATTGTCTGACAGGCCTATTATCCGTTATAATACCTACGAGGAAGCACTTGAAGCAGGATTACAGGAAGCATTAAAACTTATATGATTATGGAAAATATTAATTTGAACGAACTACGGAATATAGCTTATAAGACAGCTTGTGAGCATGGTTTCCACGATAAAAGACTTAGTGAAGAACACTGCCTTTGTCTTGTCATTTCCGAGCTTATGGAAGCTGTGGAAGCGGAAAGAAAGGGAAGATTAGGAAAGAAATGTAAATCACGTTTTGAAATGGACTATAATCGCTATCCTGCATTAGTGGAAGAAGAAAAGCGATTTAAGTGTTCCTTTGAAAAAAATGTAAAAGACACACTTCCAGACGAACTAAGTGATGCGGTTATACGCCTGCTTGACCTTGCAGGATTTCGAGGAATAAGCCTTGAATCTGCTAGTAATGATATTAACTCCGAATATATGGATGATATTGCCTGTATGTACAGCAAATTGAGTTTCACGGAAGCGATATATTCCATATTTACCAAACCAATTGTAGATTACCAGTATCTTTCTACGATTGTAAATGAGATGATATTTTCAATCTTTGCACTAGCCAAACATCTTGGCATAGATTTGCTATGGCATATTGAGCAGAAACAAAGATATAACGAATTAAGACCTAAGTTGAACGGAAAAAGATATTGATTATGAAAACAATTATATTTACAATCATATGTATTATCGCCCTATTATGGGTTGGAGATCTCACAATTACATTTAAGCCGTTTTCCATCTCGTTGCCCGGTTGGTATAAGCCTGTAGGTATCCTTCTATTTTTTCTGTCAATGGCGGTATATACTATAGGGGAATATACTAAAGGCTATAAACAGGGTTTCGATGATGGGATAAAGGAATGTGTTGAAATACTTAAAAAGAAAAATCCATGAGCAAACTATACAAAGTAACCATTTTCGGGGAATCATTCTTAATCGGGTGGTTCCCTTTTTCTTCACGCTGGTATAACAAGCTAAAGATAATCAAATGATAGTACGTCATTTTATAAGAGTTCCGGTTGGAAGTACTGTCTATTGCGACAATCAGCCGGTTAAAATACTAGAGAAAGGATATGCCCTTGCTCTATGTGATGTTAATGGGAAACGGGTATATATCACTTGCTATGATTTGGAAAAGAAACCATTCGTCAGCACGAATGGGGAAAAATGAAAAAGAGCCAACCCACGCACGACCATGAATCAGCTCTTCCTTACACGATTATGATGCAAATATACTATTTACTTTTAAAATAATCGTGTTATGGAACTGGATTTTAACAAAATAATTCGCCTTAAAAAGATTAGAATTGAGAAATCAGAACTTTCAGAGGAAGAAAATACCTTAGCTTCACCGATTTTGAGAGATAAAAGCCTTATTAGGGATATCTATAAAATCTTCGTTGAGCTATTGAATAGCAGAAGTCTTCCCCCTTGTATTGATAGTGTTACCCAGCGGAAGAAGTTCATCTTCATTATCCTGTACCTGTTTTCTCCAAGTTCGCTTGCCGGTGGGAAAATGACAGCTGGGTTACGCGAAGAGATGTCAAGGGTACTTGGGGTTCAGTCCAAGAGTACAATTTCCGACAACTGCGCTGATGTCGTGTTT